GATTGTGCTTTCACCCACAGTTTTAAGATTAGCTGCATTCATATCGTCATGTGGTGCGGTCTTGATTGCTTCCCAAATGCCATCATGCTGACCGCCTTTGGTGACAGGAATGCCCCGCGCTTCACGATCTGCGATAAGATTATAGACATATTCATGTCGATCCCGAACAACTTGCGACATTACGAGATTACGGATGTCTTGACTACGATCTTCCAGCAATCCTGTGTCTTGATTCCGAACAAAGTGTCGAATGTCACGACTGGCAGGGCCGTTGGCTTTCACTACTGCGCCATCAAACACTGCGTTGCGTGTGAACGGTACGTTCATATCTTTGCAGCGTGACCGCGCTGTACCTTCATCGACTTGCCATACGGCAAATGCTGCACGAACACCGTCAACGATAGCTGAGGTGCCCCGAATTAGGTTACGCGCTTCCTCTGGCGTTGTGATCGGATCTTTGTCTCTGATCTTTGCCATGTGGTGGTTGACGATCACAGTTGCGCCAGTTTCGGTTGCGATTTGCGCCAACAGACCCATGAAAGCTGCACCCGCTGCGGGATCGGCGTTTACATCTGCGTGAACGAACGATGCCATCGGATCAACAATGACCAGTGCGAGGTCTTTGATTTCGAGCATTTCTTCATAAATCTTTTCAAACTCTGGAGAGGTTGCGTAGGTGTTGTCCACTTTCATCATAATTGGAAACACTCCGCCTTCGTTTGGTAGCGGAACAACGATAAGGTCATGCTCATAAGCCGAACGTTTGTTCAGGGGATCTAGCCTGCTGACCCGGCGATGTAGCTCGTCACGGTCATCTTCTGCTGAGAGAATGATAGCTGTGCCGTGATGCGCGACCAACCCACCGAACGCATTCTGCATACCTTCGCCAGAAGCGACCTTCATTGCGAGGTCTAACGTCATCATGCCTTTACCGCTGTCACCTGCTGCTGCGAACACGACTGGTACGCCGAGTGGAATGGTATCACCGATTAAGAACTTCTGATCTGGTGCGCGACCTTGGAACTGCGCACTGGCAAGTAGACTAGGATTTTTGAGAGATAGAGCCTTTTTAACCTTATGCACTGGAGCATTCAGGAACTTGGCAATGTCGAAACCTTCGTCAATTGCGTCCGCTGCGTCCCACTTTTTAGGTTTACCCTTTGGCGGCACGAGCATCGTAATTGATTTTGCACCTGCGTTTTGGGCTAACTCTTGAATAATCTTTGCCAGTTTTAAACCCGCTTCGTCATTGTCAGGCCAGATAATTAACTCTTTGCCCTGCAATGGAGAAAAATCGAACTTATCTTTTGTTTTCTGGGATAGCATTCCTGCGCCACCAATGGTGCATGTTGCTGTGTATCCCATCTTTGTAAGTTCATCTGCGCATTTTTCGCCTTCTACCCAAATAATGCGACCTGATTGCGCGATGTCAGGCAGGTTATAAAGAGGGCGCGTTTCAGGCAGACGAGGGAACTGGCGAAACTCTTTCTTAGCGTTGCCGTCACTGTCCCGAACAATTTCCCCTGCTGGGGTGCGTTCGATATATCTGCGCACTGTGACGAGGATTTCGCCATCTCCCGATAGGTATAAGTATTCGCCATCATGTGGTGTATTTACATCAATTACCCGGCGCTGTTTAACTTGTTCGGGTTGTACAGGATTTTGTACCGGGAACTGCTGGGCGAGACTTGGGTTAATAGGATTCATAGGTGGCTCTGGTCGGTCTTGCTTCAGATAAGACGCGAAATGTTCTGCTACATCTGGAACCTTCCAGTTATTTGCCCTCATTAATATTTTTGTAATTCCACCAATACCTTCGCCCGTATTGAAGTCCATGCCACGCATGAAGTTTGGACTCATTGGATCAATTTCGATCTTTAATGATTGCCCTGCTTCGCCATCCAGTGAGCCTAAATAGAACTCATTTCGGATTACTTTCCCGTTTGGAAATGCATTTTTTAACGCTTCGATTTGCACATATGACGGAACCCTTTCCGAAATCTCTGCGACTAAATCTTTTCCGTTACTACCATATCCTGTGTTGCCAACTACCCTTAATGACATTATATTGTCCTCATACCCATAAATACTTCTCTAGGGGGCTAGTTCTAGGACTGGCCCCTTCTTTTTTATTCACCTTTCCAGCAAGTCTCCCGATACTCGCAGAACTTACAAAGAAAGAAGTCTTTGCTTTGTGCTACTCTTGGCAAGATGTCACCTGCTTTGGAAGCCGTCAAGATATTTACGGCCTTATCGCTTGCCTTCTGAGCCAACTCCTTATCATAAGGAACTAGCTCGTAATAAACTTCTGATGTGTTTTTATTCACAACAGTAAACAGCGCAGGGTGTTTAGTTAACTCCATATATGTTTGATAGAGTGCGATCTGCGTTGCATAAGTTATGTTGGCCTTCGCTACGCCATGTCGAACAAAAGACTGAAACTTTTTGTCGTTGGCGGATTTGTTTTCCCATAACGATGGGTATCCCATTTCCACGGGGCCATCGCATATTACGCCGTCTATGTGACCTTTGATTTGATCATCAGCGATAGAGAAGCCAAATTGTTCGCCTTGTTTGTCTTCTGTGCGAAGGTCAAAGCCAGCGTCCCTGATCCATTTTGCTGCGTAGTCTTCAATCTCGTGACCGAACTGAAAGATGCGTAACGTTCGTGCGCTAAACTCTGACCCCTCATCTTGTGGGTAGTTCATAAAACGATACTGTATCTTGCGACTACATTCGTCACCGACACTAGATGCGCCAAGATATTTTCGACGTTCGCGCTTCGATTCGTTACGCAAGATGCCATCGTCCACCGCTGACTTGATAGCCTCTGCTGTAGGATCAGAAGGGGATGCTTGTAGATGGGAAGCTGCCCGTTGACTTAAAGTATTTTTGTTCAAGTTCAGCAACGTGAATCTCCTGTGATAACTTTTCTGCTTCTTGCAATCCAAAGATCAAAACGTGTACTTGATCCTCTGATAAGTCTGAAAACTTGGTATCCCAACCAAACTTTTCCAGTATGAATGCCAATTCATTTATTGGCTTTGGTAATGGTGGCATGCTCAATGCACTGTCTCCTCTCCTGCTCCGTCTATAATTAAGTCCATTATTTCGTTTAATTCTTCTTTAGGGACTTCTTTATTTTTGTATTGCATCATCAAAACTGTTAATTCGTTAATGATAACATCGGCTGTCCCGAACAATACTTCGCCTTCCTCGTCTTCCCGGAACTCTTCGTGAACGATTTTATTTACCGTTTCGGTAATTTCTTCTATGTCACCTAGATCTTTACAAAAGCACATGTAATCGTATTCCTCGGTGTATAGTTCTTGTTCGTCACTTCTCTTGGCTATTGAAAGAACGAGTTCAAATCTTGGCATCTCCAACATCCTCTCCGTTGTTATGTCTTAACCATAACGCTAAATCAGAAATAAGATATTTAAATTCTGATGGATGTATCTTGGCGACCACCTCACCATCATACCAGATTTTGAGTCCATCATCATAAACAGACCAACGTGTTCTTGCGTCTTTCATAGATATTTCTCCACTGCTCTTTCAATTACTGTTCTATTCCACAAGAAGTTCAGCATGCATGCGGCTTTATACTTTGTCCATGAGAAGTCCATGAACCCCACTTCGATGCCTTGCTTCCGCAGATGTTCGATCTGCTTTGGCGTTGCACCTTGATCTAACCACCGCTTGGTTTTCTTGGCAGCGCCACCGTCTTCGATTTCGCGCAAAAAGTCATCGGCTGCTGCCGTAGCTTGTGTACCGCCGCCTACCGCTAGAACGCGCAACTGCATTCCCGTTGCTTTTGCTTTTCCGAAAGCAATGCTCAACTCTGGCGTGTTGGCAACTCCGACAAACCCTTCGAATCCCATAGCCATGCGTAGGCTTCCATCACCGAATAGATCAATCCAACGGAAGGGAGACATTTTCATCAGGTCGTACTCTGTCATAGAGAACGCTGCTAATTCTTCTTTCTCTTCTGGCTGTGACTCAAAGATATGACCACAGATAGGACACTCTTGAACGCCAAGAGGCACAAGAGCTTCGCAACTTGGACATTCCTTCTCAGGCGCTTCACCCTTTTCGCGATCATCTAAGTTTACCTGATCTTCCAATGAGCCGTGAGTTAGAACGCTTGTGCCAAAGTCTAGCACAACGCAGTCTGTCTTTACTGTGTCAGGAAACTCTTCTGGATCAATAGTGCGTAGGCCACGCCCGATCATCTGTACCATTGTGCCCTTCTGAGAACAGGGGCGCGTTAGAACCACACAGGACACAGGTGGCGCGTCAAAGCCCTCTGTAAGCACTGCTACGTTCACAACTACCTGTACGTCACCGTGGGCTAGGTCATGCAGTATTTTGGCTCTCTCCTGCTTTGGTGTGTCTCCTGTGACGATACCCGCGTTGATGTCCTCATAAAGAAACTCTTCTAGCAGGTCTTCAGCGTGTTTGACTGTGCTGCAGAACACAACGGTCTTGCGGTCTTCTGCATGATTAAGCCATTCCTCGACAACCTTCTGGTTAATCACCTTACGGTTCATAATCGCTTCGACTTCATCCATGTCAAAGTCGTTGCCCTTGCGTGTGACTTTATCCAGTTGGTCTTTGACCCCGCAATCAATCACATAGGTACGCGGTGCGACAAGAAATCCTTCTCGGATTAAAGTCGTGATTTCAATCTGGTGTGCGCAATTGCTGAATATGGAGCGCAATCCCTTGCCATCGCCACGGTTAGGCGTAGCGGTAAACCCTGCGATTTCTACGCTTGGGTTGTCCTTCTTTACGGCTTTGATAACCTTCTTATAGGTATCTGCGGCGGCATGGTGGCTTTCATCTATGACAATCATATCAAACACGACACGATCACGTAGATTTCTATCGCGTGAGATTGTCTGGATCATTGAGAATACGGCATCGCCATCCCAACACTTTACTTCGCCGTTTACGATGCTTGTTGTGATGTACGGGTTAATGCGTTCAAACTTGGATTTGTTTTGATTAACAAGCTCATCTCTGTGCTGCATCACAAGAATCTTTTTACCATCCTTGAATCGACGCCCAATGAGGGCGGACATCATAATGGTCTTACCTGCGCCTGTGGGGGCGACTACTATTGTATTGCTGTGCTTATCGAGTGCGTTAAATGCATCATCGACAGCCGCCTCTTGATAGGGGCGCAGTAACATGTTGGGACTCCATTTGATCTAGAAAGTGAGGGGGTATTTGGCCCACGGCCCCCTTTCCGTGGTCTAGCAGGTGCAGAGTGACCTGTGCCTCTAGATATTACCGATTAGCCCAACTTGGTGCTGCACCTGTTGCCTGTGGTTGAGGCGTTGGTGCTGCCGCTGCAGATGTCTGCATGACTGGTTCTTGACCAGTTGGGATAAAATCCTTTTGGTTCGGCGTTAAGGCTGCTGTTAGCTTGTTGCTATCAGAATAGCCATTGTTGCCTTTCTTGATGCCAACTTTAGCGCAAATCTCCATTCCATTCAAGTCCATGATACCTGAAATGTTTCGACGCTGTTGCGCTTCTGGTGACATGTCGCTTGGATCAAGGCTATTCGCGCTTTCAATGATCTGACGCAGTGTTTGCAAGCCAATCTCTTTGGCCTGTGGAATACCGCTCTGACCCATCTTGTCTCCATCGACAAAGATGCGATCCCAGAACTTACGGCGATCATGTTCGCCGCCCACGATTGTGAACTCTAATTCCATCCACTTCGCCTTTGATGACTGTGATTGCTTGAACCACTGACCTGCGCCGAACTCTTGAAGTTCGATGTCGCCCATCTTAACGATGATTACAGCGCGGCACACTGTGGCTGCAGGGATTAGGGTGCGCTCCATTTGTGGTGCGTCTGATACGGGTGCATTATTTAGATTAAGCATTTGCGATTTCTCCTTCGCTAGAATTTTGAGCGTTTGGATCAACAAAGTCCAATGGGCGCTCTGATTGCAATGGGCCTGTTGACATCTTTGCCATCAGTTTACCCAAGTGCGGTTCTTCTAATGTGTCGAGCCTACCAGACCGATCTTTAGCAGGGTAGCCCCATTCGTTTAGGGCACCGCAGACGAAGGCACGAAACGGTCCATTGTCTCCCCCAAGGACCGCCATCGTGATCACTTCGTCTACGATTCCCGGCAATTCGCGTCCAGTCTTGCTGCCCTCAATCTGAAGCGCGTATTGCTTTCTGCCATAATCATCGGTAACTTCGTCTAGGATGCCGACGAAAATGACATTCTTTGCGCGGATATGCTGCAAATGCGTAAGCCATGCCATCATCTCGCGCCCGTGCATGCCATAGGCCGCACGAGTGTCCAACTTGCCAGTCCTATCGGATCGTGATTCTGGCTGTTGTTGGCACCACTGAAAACATAGGCGACCTGCGACTGTGATTGAGTCAACAAAGATCGTGCTAAACTTCGCCATAATCTCTTGAGGATCGCCATATGTTTGCACAACGTAATCGTAATGTGCTTGGCTATATGGCTGATCCTCTGACAATGATGGGTTTGGCCCACCAATGTAGCATGCAAAGTCACGGCATTCTGCCCATGTTTGAGGACGGATAACGTCGATGGGGTATCCTTCGATAGCCGCATCACCCGCTTCTAAGTCCATGAATAGTGTAGTGTTTGGCTCTAGTGTACGAGCCAATGTTGTTTTGCCTACGCCGCTCGCACCACATACTACGATCTTGTGACCGCGCTTTTCTG